GTCGAGTGTGGTTGAGTCGAGGACGAACCGTTGAACGGCCATCACTAACCTACGATGCGAGCGTCAATGAGACGGTGAGATTGCCTGCACTGATTGTGTAGGTGTCGCCTGCTGTATAGGCACCAGCGACGATTGATCCTGAGAACAAGAAGTTGCCTGCACTGATGTTGTCCCAACAGGTGAAGTGCGTTGCATCTTGGTTGCCTGTGATATTCGTCCAACTAATATCTGCATCAGATGTCAATGCACCAGCAGAAGCAGCACTAAACGACACAGCCTTGCGAGTTGTCTCGGTTGCAGGATGTGCCGTCCCAGCAGTTCCAGGGTCTTGCGTATGCAACTTCACATACGGTTGCGCTACCGAGAACGATGTGGCATTCCCTAACGCATCCATCCAAGCGTTGCCCAAATATGCGCTGATTCCGTGTGCCATTAGTCTTCAACCCTTTCAGTGATCGTCAAGATACGCCCATCAGCGTCACGCTCAACGGTGCGAATCGTTGGCTTCGACTGTGGCATGTTGACACGAACCACAGTCTCAGGAACATTGATGATCGGTGCAGGAACATTCACAGCCGGAGGCGTATAGTTCAACACCACTTCAGGCATATTGATATTCATATCCTGCGACTTCACTTCATACACCGAAGCAGGATCAGCAGGATTGATTGTTGACAACGCTTGCAACTGTGTCGAAGGAACACCAGTGTGCGCAATCTTCGGCAACTCCAACGAAGCCATCACCTCAGCAGGATCAAACCCTGACAGAATCAAACGCTGAGCGATAACCGACTTGCGATCCAACTCAGACAAGTTCGCAGCAGCTATGTCCACGTTCGCCAACGGAACCCGATACACATCCCCACCCTCAGTCGGAGTCATATCTTCGATGCGATGGATGTCGTTGATTGACAAGAAGCCTGATTGCAAACCTGTGGAGAATGCTGCATATCGTGATGCTTGGTCACCACGCAATAGACCGTCCACGTTGAACTTCAAGAATGCGCGACTGTCCAACAACTTCTGGTATCCATCTTCAATCTTGGAGATGTACGGACGCAACGTGTGTTGAACGAAGTGGATGCCGTTCTGCTCTACCGACGCATACGACATTGCTCCAGCTGTGGTGACACCGAGCATTGATGGTGGGCATCGGAAGATGCGACCAATCTCCTCGATGGCGAAGCGGCGTGATTCTAGGAACTGTGCCGAATCGTTGTCAACAGTTGTCTTGGTGAACTTTGCTCCACCGAACAACACGCCTGGACGATGTGATCTGCGCAAACCTTTGTGACCTTCTTCAAACGATGCAACCAAATCTTTGGCTTGCTCACGGGTGAGGTTGCCTGGGAACTCGATGATGCCGGACGCTGCTGAACCTTGACCGAAGAATCTTGCAGCGAACTCCTCCAACGCTCTTGCCAAACCGAGATTCTCTTTGATCAGGTCAATCTTGGAACGGCCACGAAGTTCACCTGGCAGACGCATCTCGGTGATGTGGATCATGTCGTCAGACTGGATCACGTCACGTTGCTCATAGATGAAGATCGGTCTGCGTGTTACTTGGTCACGACTGCAATCAACCTTCTCAGGGTTGAGAACAACCAACCCTGCGATTCCTTGATCGTCGCGCAAGATACGTGTGAACGAGTTGCCATTCAACAGCAACGACACCAGCACTTGTTGAAAGTGTTCGGTGCGTGTCACACCAGACTCAGGGCTATCAAGCCACATTGGTCGAGGTCGGAATGCTTTACGTTCTGCACCTACGCGAATGTAAGTATCGACTGGCAAAGTTGAGATTGAATCGGAGATGAGACGGACGCAGGCGTACACTGCTTCGATCTTTAGTGAATCTATTTGGGTGACTGTGGTTCCAGCGTTTGTTGTCTTGGCAAATCCGTCACCGGCTGCGAACAGCGATTGGAATGAGATTGCACGATCCTCGGTGCCTTGGTTCAGAAGTCGTGACAACATTTACTTTTTGACCTTCCTCTGACCGCGCTCATAAGCGAATGCGAACAATAGAACTGTGAAGCCGACAAAGATCAGCCCGATGGGTACCGACACCAAGAATACTCCAAAACCGATGAGTGAAACAGCGAACAGTTCTAGCAGGAAGATTGTCATCTCCCTAGACTACAAAGAAACCTGCTACTGGTGCGACTTCCTGTTTGGATGTCGCACGATCTGATGCGATGGCTAACGCGATAGCAGCATCAATCTTGCGCTTCGACTTACCTTTGGACAGTCGCCAACCTGACTCGGTTGATCGTTGCGCAGCCGATAACACTTGATCAGCGAACATCGGATCACCATCGTGCGCGATCACCTGGTTTACAATCAGTTCGTACAAGTTGCCACATGCTGGGATCATTCGTGCAGCTGACTGAGGGAACTCAACCATCACATGATTCTCCGATAACACTTCAGCGGAACGCTGGAAGAACGCAGGGTCATAGGCGTTCTCCACCACATTGAACTGCTGGTTGATGTCACGAATGTGTTGCTCAACAGCAGACACATCCATCGCGTTCGCATCAGGATGCCAAATCTTTGCGCGTACCACGACACGACCATCTTGCGGTTGGGCAATGACCACAGCAATGGAGTCATGCTTCAATGCCATATCCACCCCGACGAACGTGGGCAGATCAGGCTTGAGTTCCATATCTGACCGGCACAACTCCCAAGCCCCAGCAGGCAACCACGACTCGCCATCGGTGCGCACGAACTGGTTCAGACGGTAACGCCTGAACGCAATCTCAGCCGTCTGGTTCATGCTGACTTCCATGTCTTCCATGTCGAGCAAACCTTCAGCAAGGTTCGGGTTCGCAGCAGCCCAACCATCACGATCCGAAACTGCACAACCCTCTGGTGCCTCCCACCAGAAGAACCCGAACCGCTCATCAACCTGATCGCCTGAGATGACACGCTTGCCATAGTTGTACAGTCGGCCACATAACGAGTCAGGGTCAAACCCTGCTGTGGTGATGCCAACGATGTTCGGGTCTTTACGCGCACCCGAAGACAACGTGAGCGCATTCCACAAATCCTCATTTGGCTGCACGTGAACCTCATCAAATATCACGGTGCTTGCATTCAAACCTTGTTGAAGTTTTGCGTCAGCTGACAACACTCGATAGATCGCCCCAGTAGACGGAACCTCCACCACATCTCGGTACACCTTGCAGATACCAGACAACGCAGGTGACTGACTGATCTGCCACTTCGCCTCATTGAACACAATCCGTGCCTGCATCCTGTCACCAGCAGCCGAATACACCTCAGCCCCAGGCTCACCCTCGATCAAGCCATACAGCGCAATCACAGACCCAACCAACGACTTGCCATTCTTGCGAGCCAACCCAACAAGACTGCGACGGTACCGAAGCAGACCATCATCACGACGCTCATACAACGAACCCAACAAATCCTTCTGCCAGTTCGTCAACCTCAACCGCTCCCCAGCCCGAACACCCTTGCTCACATGCAGGAATGTCTCAGCGAAGTCAACTACTTCTTGACCACTAGACCTCTTGTACAATCTCGGCGTTGACCACGCTGGACTTGCGTTGCCTGTACTGATCAAGTTCATTCGCGACCCTTATCTCTTGAAGACCTAGACGCGCTCGATCCGAAGGGGTGAATCCCATCAAACTCATCCAAGCCGTGTTCTGCGCATCCATCTGCTCGATCTGTTTCACAGCAGGATGCGTCACCACCTGACCATTCGGACTGGTGTACCACCTGCGCTCCACATCCTTGCCCAACCACAACTCCAGTTCCGCGATCTTGTCGAAGTTCTTGCACAGTCTGGTCATCAGTGGTGTGTCGTGCAGCTCCGACAGATGCCGCCTTCCACCAGTCCACAACACCTTCCAGTAAGACGTGCCAACCAAACCAAAGTCGTCCGGCACGGTAGGCACAACGCTCAAGTCCACCAACGCAAGCGCACTCGATGACATCGGTTCTGCTGGCAGATTCAGTTTTGATGGGTTGCCGTTCCTTCGATGAGACTCGATTGGTTTTG